TCAGTCGAGGTCGTCGGCGTCGGGCTCCCGCCAGGGGCAGGCCAGGTGCCGGATCACATCGGGCTTGCCGACGGACCCGCCGTCGGGCGTGAGCCGGTCGTACTGCTGGCCGGCGCGGATCGGCTGCTGGCAGCGCGCGCAGATCATCGGGTGGCCTCCGTGGGGGCGTCGAGGGTGGGGTCGAGGCGAAGCGGGCAGGTTCGGTGGGCGGCGGCGGTGGCCGGGGTGCACGGCTCGCCGCACCGGTCGCAAAGGCCGCGCACCTCCTGCGAGCAGCAGGGGCAGGCGCAGCGACCCCGGACCGCTGGCGCACCGAAGCCGCCGATGTACACGTCGTAGTTCCCCGCGCAAAGGCCGTGTTCGCCGATGCCGCACGGTGCGCACAGGCCGCTCACGACCGGGCCTCGGCGCAGGCGGGGCAGGCGCGCGGGAACCACGACGCCCACGGGCACTGCGGGTCCGGGCGCACGCCGAGGTCCACGGCGGTCTCGGTGGCGAGCTGCTCAGCGCACCAGACGCACGCGGTTCCGCGACGCTGCATGTCAGTGAGCTGCGCCGGCTGCGGTAACTGCGTGGTCGTCATGACGCCCCCGTTGGTGCGGATTAGGTACGGCGCACGGTAAGCCGGGGTACAACCGACACAGGCACGCAGAGTGCGTGCGTTGTCACGGGGGTCATCATGGATGCTGCTCACATCGGCCGACGCATCGCCTACTGGCGTGACCAGCGCGGACTCACCCAAGCCGACCTCGGCCGCCTCATGGGCCAGTCGCGCCGCTGGGTACAAGACCTCGAAGGCGGGCAGCGGCAGACCGACCCGCGCCTCTCCGTTCTGCAACGGGCAGCGCACGCCCTACGCATCCCCCTGGAACGCCTCGTGGCAGACACGCCGCCACCCACGCCCACCACCACCCTGCCCGCGGACGTGGCCGCCCTCATCGACTCTCTCTACGCGCCATCCCCGTCCGGCCGAGCGGCGCCGGTCGAAGCGCTCCACCGCCGCATCGCCTTCTGCTGCCAAGCGTGGGAGGCGTGCCACTACACGGCCGCTGCCCGCGAACTTCCCAGCGTGCTGGCCGACGCGCACCACACCGCCAGCACCAGCCCAGCGGCCGCCGTGCTCCTCTCCCGTGCCTACCAGCTCACGGCGTCACTGCTGTTCAAGTACGGGAACGATGCCCGTACCCCCGCAGTTCTCGCCGCTGACCGCGCCCTCGCGGCCGCCCAGCAGTCCGGGGACCCGGTCGCGATCGGCGCCGCGTCCCGCCGAGTCGCCCGCGGCCTGATGTACCAGCAGCGGTACGGTGCCGCCGCCGAGTACGCCACCGCCTCCGCCGAGACCCTGCGCCCCGCCCTAGAGATCAGCGGGGCACCCGGCCTCTCAACCCTGGGCATGCTGTACCTCGTCGCGGCCGTCGCCGTGACCGGAGACGGCCGCTCGCCACGTACCGTTGCGGAGGCCACCGACAAGCTCACCGCAGCAGGCGAAGTCGCTGACCAGCAAGGCGAGCAGAGCGCGGACTACACCAGCTTCGGCCCGACCAACGTGGCTCTTCACAAGGTCGATGTGGCGCTCCGCTTGGACGATGCCTGGTCGGCCGTCGAGTCGTCGGCCGACATCACCCCTGGAGCGCTCGGCGCACTAGGCCGGGAACGCCGGGCTCGGCACCTCGTCACCACAGCACGCGCTCGGGCCTTGACTCGGGACCGTGGCGCCGCTACGCGCGACCTCCTCGACGCTGAGCGCCTGGCGCCCGAGGAGGTGAGGCGGGCCTCAGTGGTTCGCCTTGTAGAGGAACTCCTGGAGCTGGTCCCGACCCCCGACGTGGAGTTGACCGGCCTTGCCCGCCGGTGTGGACTGCCCGCATGACTCGCCCTGTGCTCTACCTGATCGCCACCGCTGCGGGCCCCACTCAGCATGTGGACGACGGCGTCCGCGCGGCACAAGCAGCCGGCTGGGACACCTGCCTGCTCCTCACCCCGACCGCCGCGTCATGGTGGGCGGAGTCCATGGTCGAGCTGGAGACACTCACCGGACACCCGGTCCGGCATCGGTACACCCTGCCTGGCCAGTCCGGCGGGCTGCCCAAGGCGGACGCGATGCTCGTCGCGCCGCTCACCACCACGTCCGCCTGCAAGTGGGCAGCCGGGCTCACCGACACGGTGGCGCTGGGCATCCCGGCCGAAGCGGTACACCTCGGCGTGCCGGTGGTGGCGGCGCCCTTCTGGTCCACCGCACTCGGGGCGCAGCCAGCAGTGGGCAGGGCGGTGGAGACCCTGCGGGAACAGGGCGTGCGGGTGGTGTTCACCGAAGGGGAGCCGCACCTGCCGAAGCAGGGCGCCGCCTCCAAGTTCGGGTGGAGTCAGGCTCTCGACGAGGTCGAGCGCGCTGTCGGCGCGGGGCGCTAGCCTGCCCCCATGTCCTCCCTGCCCGCGGCCCGGCCGCGCCCTGCCGCCACGGTGAACGCGGAGATCCGCGCGCTGATGCTGCGCTCGGGCGGCCGTTTGGCTGCCGGAGACAGGGCCCGGTACGTGGCGCTGCTCGCCGAGTGGGCGGAGGCGGTCCGGGATGGCGTCCGACCTGCAGCGTAGTATCCGGCCGTGGACATCTCCGACGCCTTGATCGACCTTCAGCGCGCCGCCGATGCGGAGTGGGCGCGCCTCGCCGAGCTGGCCGACAACGACGAGCGGGAGCAGCAGCGGCGCGCGTGGTACGACGCTGGCGCCCGGGCCCAGGCCGCCGTCACCGAGTGGGCGCGCGAGCACGAGAAGAACCGCGCCAAGGTCGAGGTCGCGGTGAAGAAGGCCGCGCGGCACTCGGAGACGGGTAGCGGCTGACACACGACGAAGCGCCCCCGCCGCCCTGCTGATGCAGGGCGGCGGGGGCGTTGTCAGTGCTCGTCCTGGTCGGGCCAGGGCTGGCCGTCGGTGTAGACCGGCTCGCGGAACGGGGCGATGGACGGTACCGGCACGGGGTCGGCGAGGCCGAGGGCGGCCATGGCGGCGGTGTCGCCGGCGGCCGGGTCGATGCGGCGCTCGGCCGGGCGAAGGTCGGGCATGGGCTGCTCCTACGGGTACTGGCGGCGCTGCGGGTCGAGGCCCGCGGTCGCGGTGGGGCTGGGCGCCGGGTCGGGGGCGATGGGGATGCGGCGGCAGACCAGGGCGTCCGGGTCGTCGGGGGCAGGCTGGAGCCGGTAGCCGTCGAGGCAGGTCTGCCCGTCGCGGCCGTCTCGCCCGTCGGTGCCGTCCTTGCCGTCCTGCCCTGGGGGTCCGGTGACTGTCTCACCCGGCGGCCCGGCCGGGCCAGCGGGCCCGGGTGGCCCGGTCACGGTTGCCCCCGGCTCGCCGGCCTCACCGTCCGCCCCGTCCTTGCCGTCGGCGCCGGCGGGCCCGGCCTTCCCCGGGCGTCCGGTCACGGCGGGTCCCGGCGAGCCGTCACGGCCGTCTGCGCCGGGCGGCCCCGGCGGGCCGGCCGTCTCCTCGCCGGGCTCGCCACGGGACCCGGGCGGCCCCGCGATCGGTTCCTCACCCAGCTCCTGCACCTGCGCCGCGAGCCGGTCGCGGGCGATGTTGGCCTCGGCCAGGTCCCGGGTGAGGCCCTGCACGCTGATGACGATCCAGGCGATGGCCGCCCCGAGGGCGAGGGCGGCGAGCGCCGCGAGGAGATCCCCACGACGCCGCCGCCTGCCCTCCGTCCTGAGCTGAGCGCGCGTCATCCAGTGCCCCCTGCCAGCATGATGATGACCGGCAGCAGCACACCGATCAGCGGGACGACGACCGCGCCGACAAGCCACCTGCGGGTCGCGACGAGCCGCTCGGCGTCCCGCTCGCGCGTGGCCTCCAGCGTTGCCACCCTGGCAGTCAGCGCCTCGTGCCGCAGGTCGTAGACGTCCTGCGACACCTTCTTGTCGATGCGGACGCCGAGCTGCTGGATGTCGTCGCGGACGTCGGTGAGCCGGTCCTCGAACCTGCGCACGACCTCGCCGAGGGTCGGCTCATCAGCCATGTGGTGCTCCGATCAGGCGGTGGGCGGAACGTCCCGCCGCGGCGTGTGCTTCGCGACCCAGCCGCCGACGAACGTGATCGCCGTGGGGATGAGCGCGAGGACGAACGGCGCCAGGCCGTCGGGCATCCACTCCACCAGCCGGGCGTCGCCCTGCGCGGCGGTGAGGATCGCCAGCAGGCCGGTGCTCGCCAGGTAGGCGGCGACCGAAGCGGCGGTGACCTTCTTCTCTACGGGTGCGGCCATGGTCAGGCCCCCTTCTGGTTGCGTTCGGCGAGCCAACGCCGGACGGTGCGGTTGTGGCGCGCGTCGGCGAGCGCGTTGTGCTCGCCAGTCTCCTGCTGCGGCAGGTCGTCCCAGCCCAGCCCGAGTCGCCGGGCCTCCTGCTGGATGTCGTGAGTGAACATGGGGACGCCCTCGGGCAGGCCGATCATGCGGCCCCAGAGCTGACACAGGGCCACGTGGTCGTAGGCGCCGTAGTTCGCCCACAGCTCGACGTCCGGTGTGACCTGGATGAAGTCGCGCACCTCATTGGCGATGACCCAGTGCGGCCTCACCTGGGTGTCGCTCGTATCGACGACCCCGGGGGTGGTGAGCTGGACTTCGGTCGCGCCTCCGACCGTGACGAGTCCGCTCTTGTGGCCACGGAGGGGCAAGTGCGGCCACACGTTCCGCATGAGCCACGGGTGATTCTTGATGCGGTCCCAGGGGGCGTCGGAGTTCACGGCGTAGTACTCGCGGCCGTCGTCGGTAACCATGCCGATGGAGATGAGGTCGATGGTGCGGCCGTCTTCCAGGAACTCCAGGTCGTAGTCGATGGCGACCACGGTCAGCACCGCTTCTGCTGGTCGCGGATGTCGCGGACCAGGTCGCGGGTCTCGCGGGCGAGGTCGTAGATCTCGCGGAGGAAGTTGATCGGCTTCCAGGTGGGGTTCTTCTCGCGCGTCGGGGACGTCGAGGGGGCGGGCGCCTTGTCCTGCTCCCAGATCTCCTTGTACGACATGGGCTTCTCCTTCTCGGGAGTGCTGGGGGTGGGGGTCTTGCCGGGCGGGGCGGAGAGGCGGCGCTCGATCCGGTCGCGCATCGACGACATGGTGAAGCCGCGGGGGTCGACCTTGCCGGGCTGCCACTCCAGGTGGCCGATGACCGAGGCCGCGTCCCAGCCGTGGACGCGGCAGATCGCGGCCGATACGCGCTCGATGGCGTCGAGCTGGGCGGCCGGCCACGGGTCCTTGCCGTCGCCGAGGTTTTCCGCTTCGAAGCCGTAGTAGCGGGCGTTGCCGTCGGTGTTCGCCTCGTTCGCCTTCGGCAGCTTCTTCTCCGCGATGACCGCGGCGAGAACGTCGTCGTCGCCGAGCCCGGCGTGGTTGGCCCGGCCGTAGCCGACGAGGTGGACCCGGCCGTCCTTGGTGATGACGCCGTGACAGAGCGGCCCGGGCAGGCCGGAGTAGCCGTTGCGGCAGATCTCCACGGTGCGGGCGGAGCCGGAGGTGACGGTGTGGTGGATCATCACGCCGTTCACCGGGCCCCAGGCACCCTTGCTGTTGCGGTTGTGGGTGCGCCAGCTCCCCACCTCCACGACGGTGACACCCTCGTCCTTGAGGGCGGCGAGGAAGATGGCCGGGGTCATGGGTGGTGCCATGCGCGGTCTCCGATCATGCGGAGAGCCCCGGCCGATGTGGCGCGGGGCTCGAGGTGGTTGGGGTGTCAGACGAGGGCGAGCGCCATGATGGCCGGGTCGAGCCCGACTTCGCCGGTGGACTGGTCGACGGTCGACGGCAGGGTGCTCTGCCCGGAGGAGATGCACCAGTGCCGCTGGAACGCGGTACCGAGGAAGAAGTTCCCGGGGTTGCTGGGCGCCTCGTTCTGGATGTGCATGTAGTACATGTCCGTGGCGGCACCGGCGGACATGAGGAACGCGGCCCAGTACCGGCCCGGGGCCAGGGTTGCGGTCGCGGTGAGGGGCAGCGGGACCGCGCCGATGTGGTTGTTGCGCATGCCGGGCGCGGACCCGGTGATTTGCCCGGCCGCCGGGATGTTCGACAGGGCGGTCGTCCCGGACCAGGCGGCGCGGGTGCCGTCCTCCCGGTAGATCCCGGCGAAGAACCGGGCAGCCGGGACGGCCGTTGAGCCCGCCCAGCCGCGGGCCATGATGACGACGCGGTTGACCTGCGTGCTCTCGGTGATGTTGATGCCGCACATGTAGGTGCGGCCGACAACGACGGCCTTCGTGGTGGTCGGGTTGGAGACGTGCGCCGGGTCGACCGACCACGCCTGGAAGCCGAGAGCCTGCGGTGTCCAGGTGTTCCGCGGTGAGGCGGCGGGGGCCTGGGCGGCGGGCAGGCGCGTGTCGGCGGCGAGCGAGGCGACGCCGTTCGCCGCGCCGCGGGCGGTGGCTGCGAGGGCGCCGATCTGGGCCGGGGTGAGGGCGTCGCCGCCGCCGGTGGCGTGTGTCGCCGCGTGGGCCACCGGGGTGCGGGCGTTGGTGGTGGTGGGGTCGGTGGAGCGCAGCGCGATGTCGGCTCCGGCCCCGGCCGCGCCGAGCGGTGGCTGCGGGCCGGTGTCGCCCTGGTCGCCCTTCGGGCCCTGCGGCCCCTCGGCGCCGTCGGCTCCCGGCTCGCCGGGGTCACCCTTGGGGCCCTGTGCGCCGTCGGCGCCAGGGGCGCCGGGGTCACCCGCCGGCCCCGGTTCGCCCGGGTCCCCCATGGGCCCCTGCGGACCTTCCGGCCCGGGCTCTCCGGCGGGCCCTTGCAGGCCCTCGGGCCCGCGCTCACCGGCGGGCCCGGGGTCTCCTTGCGGCCCTTGCTCGCCGGGCGGCCCCTGCTCGCCGGGCTCGCCCGCCGGTCCCGGCTCTCCCTGCTCGCCTGGGGCGCCTGCTTCACCGGCCGGTCCGCGCAGCCCCTCGGGGCCCTGTGCGCCTTCGGGCCCCGGCTCGCCAGCGGGCCCTTGAGGGCCGTCGGCTCCGGCCGGGCCCGGGGCGCCGTCGGCCCCCGTCGGTCCCTGCGCACCCTCAGGTCCGGCCGGACCGGGCGGGCCCGGCGGTCCGGGGACGCGGATGTAGGACTCGTGTGGGGCGCGGACGGGCGCGAGGTCGGAGAGGTCGACGGTGGCCTGCCCGGTGGGGAGGATGACGTCGTAGACGGCGCGGCGGGCGCCGTCGATCTCCTCGTCGACCTGGCACAGCCACTCCTCGGGGAGGAGGCCGCCGCCCGGGGCCACGATGGCGATGGCGACGTGACCCTCCTCGTCGAGGGTGCCGGAGACGGGCCCGCCGAGCTGAGTGTCCTCGTCCGGGGAGATGAGCCGGCGCGGGCGGGGCGTGAGGGTGACCCGGCCCGTCAGCGGCTCGGCCAGGTCGGTCGACAGCCAGCGGCCGGTGACGGTCAGGGTGTCCACGGAGGACCTCCGTTCAGGCGGCGATGGCGAGCCAGTCGACGACGGTGAGGGTGCTGGTCTGGCGGGCGATGGTGATGGTGAATCCGCTCTCGGACTGGCTGGTGTAGTTGCATTCGATGAGCACGCCCGGGACCGAGGACCGGCCGGTGAGGAAGATGCGTGGGGTCTCGGTGAAGGCCCCGGCCGGGAAAGTGACGGTGGCGGTGCCGCGCAGGTATGCGCCGAGCGCCCCGGACGCTGGCACCTCCTCCGTCGGCGTGATGTTGACGGTGCCGGTGAGCAGCCCGGCGCGGAGCCGGTCGGCGGTGATCCGCATGCCGGGCTGCCACGGGTAGGGGAACGGCACGGCGGCCTCCTAGATGACGATGGCGGGCTGGGCGAGGCGCACGTCGCCGCCCGCCGCGTGGTCCTGGGGGTTGGGTCGGGTCACGGTCATCTGCTGGACGCCGACAGCCTCGAACAGGTCGAAGCGGACGGCGGGGTCCACGTTGCTGTTGCCGGTGAGGCCGGACGCGGTGACGCCGACGAGGCCGTACTCGATCGGGTCGGTGGTGATGGTCTGGTCCTGGTGCCAGATCGTCGGCTCGGTGCCGCCGACCGGCCAGACCCGCATGCGGATGCGGTGCCCGTCCACGCGCGCCCGCACCTCGAACTCGGCGTCGGCCGTGTAACCGCCGGAGACGGCGACGGTGGAGCCGACCTGCGTGACGGTGCGGGCGATGCTCGTCGACAGGGTGCCGCCCGCATTGAAGTGCAGGCGGGCCCGGTAGTAGTTGGAGCCGTCGGCGTACCGCAGCAGCACGCCGGGGATGAGGGCGGCGCCGGTGGATACCTGGGCGGCGGAGATCCGCACCCGCACTTCGGCGTCACCGAGCGGGCCGGCGAGCGCCTGGATACGGACGGCGCTGATGGTGGCCGAGGACACCGTGACCACGCCACGGCCTGCCGACACGGAGCGCTCGGCGGCGGCGCCGCCGCCGAGGAGCCAGGGCAGGCCGCCGGAGGCGGTGCCCCAGCCGCCCGTCACCGTGCGCTGGAAGGTGTCGAAGACGTCGGCGACCTGGGTCACCACCACCTCCTCGCCGTCCGCGTTCAGGACGTAGGGCAGCTCGGAGGCCGCCCGAGTCCACGTCGGTCCGACGGTGACCCGCGTGAGGATCGCACCGTCGGCGGCCGCGACCGGACCGGCCAGCACGGTGCCGTCCGTGTCGACGCGGCCGAGCTGGTCGTCGCCCACGACCCCGGCCGTCCACGGGGACGCCGGTGAGCAGGTCGCGCGGACCGTCCAGCGGGTCGGCGTGATGGTCTCCGTGGTGCCCTCCACCATGAGAGGCACGGTGCCCTGCGGGTGCTGCGGCGGAAGCCCGGTCACGTCGATGCGCGTTCCGGAGTCCACCGACAGCCAGCCGTCGATGAGCCGCGGGGCGATGGCGAGGTCGGCACCGACCTGCGGGTAGCGCATGCCTCGGACGGTCCCGAGGTGCAGCCGCCACCCGGCGAGCGCTTCGAGCTGCGTGTCGTAGGCGACGTTGAGCTGCGTCGAGGAGTCGTAGATGCCGGACTCGGCGATCGACTCCGCGTCCTCCACGGTCGCTGACGAGCCGCCCTCGCGGGAGACAGTGATCCGGTTGCGGGTGCGCTGATCGTCGAGGACCGGGCTGAACGGCGCGGCGATCTCATTGGCCTGCGCGTCGAGGATGAGGGTCGGCGCCTGATTGAGGAGGCTGTCACGGCTTCGGTACTGGAGTCCCGGCATGGCGCGCAGCTCGGTGAGGATGCCGCCGTCGGCGTCCACGCACTCCTGGATGAGGTCGAGAAACGTCGCGACCCTCTGCGGGCCCATGGCGGGCGACATGGATGCTGCGCCAGCCACGCTGAGCGGGAAGCGAACCTCCTCGGCGAGCCGCCTCATCCGGGCCACAGCCGTTTCACCGGCGAAGCCGTCCTCGGCGGCGGCATACACCCACACGTCGTCCCGACGCATTACTGACAGGTGCCCGATCGTCATACCCTCCAGGCCCGCGCCGAACGTGGTGTCGATGCGGCTGAGGACCCCGGCCGAGCCCGTGAAGGTTCCAGCCGCCGATCCGCCGCCGTCACCGTTCAGGAAGCGCCAGATTCCGCGGACCTCGGTGGTGCTACCGGTCTGGGTGGCTTGAAGGGTGAAGCGGCGCCACCCACCGACGAATGTGGAACCGAAGACGTAGAAGAGGCGGGTGGTCGACGAGCTGGAGCCGGAATCGTTGATGGCGTCGCAGGCTACGGCGTCGCTGGTCAGGGTGATTCGGTAGCTGGTCCACACGCCGCGGTCGGCCTGTACCTCGAAGAAGACGGAGTCGGACTGGGGCAGCTGGGCAAGGTTGTAGAGCATCGTCACGGCCCATTCGCCCTCGGCGCCAGCCCGGAGGTTGGCGCGGATGCGTGCTCCGGCGGTGACGGTGGGCAGAGCGTCCGACGACAGCAGGGATGTCGTCTGACCGAACCGCAGTCCGATGACGTTCAGCGGCAAGCCGCTGTCCAGTCCGGATGCTGCCGACGTGGCACCCGGCTCATCCTCCAGCGGCCAGTAGGCCAGCGGATTGCCTGCCGGGAGTCGGCGCCGCAGTGCGGACTGGAGCGGCGGCTGGCCCGTGCCGAGGCGGCGGAGGATGCCGGAGATGGTGATGTCGGTGCGCGCCTCCCCGTCGTAACCCGGCGCGGACAGGTCGCCCCACGGCCAGTTCGGCGCCCACTCGTCCACCGTGCCGGTGACGTGCGGAACCCAGTCGGTGATCTCGGCGCCGTCCATCAGGGACCAGGATCGGCCTGCCGAGTCGGTCCACGAGGTGGTCCCCGGCTCGAGCGCCCGGAAGTCCGGGGCCGCCACGACCGTACCGTCAATGCCATTTCGCATTTCGGCCCGGTAATAGCGGCCAGCCGCGGTGGGCCAGGTGATGCGGGCGATACTGCCGAGGTCCAAAGGCACTTCGCCGGTCTGCGCGATGCTGGTGGCGCCCGTGCCGACAAAGGGCTGGCCAAGCACCGACCAGGGTCCGTCGAGGGACGGCGCCCTCCAGAAGGTCACAACGTGACCGCCTGAGCCGTTGTCGATGTCGAGGGTGACGCGCAGGGCGAAGCGCTGTCCCGAGCTGTGCGGCAGGGGTTCGGTTGCGGCGCGCGAGTTGCTGCCAGCAGGTGAGCGCCAGTAGAGCACGGGCGTACCAGTCTGGTTGATGGTCACCATCCACATCGTGGTGTCCACGGCGTTCAGGTCGTACCGGCCTATGATCTCCAGGGGCGCGGCCTGCCAGGGCCGCCATCCCGTCGCCGTGGCGGCTGTCGCGCCGAACTGGCCGGGCAGCCGGTCGAGGGCCATCTCCACTCGCACGTCGAGGTCTTCGACGTTGAGCGCAGGGGAGGAAGCCGCAAAGGCTCGGGCCTGCGGGTTCCCCGGCACCCGCAGATGAGGGCCGCCGACCTGGACGGACAGCCGCGCGGGTACGCCGAGCCGCACGTGCGGGTAGTGAGCCCCGCCCGCGTGGCCCGGTGTGTAGTCCCCGCCGTTGTTCACCAGCTCGAGCCCGGTCGAGGCCGGGCGGGTCTCCCCGCCTTCCTCGCCACGACCACGGTTGATGGTGATTGACTGGTCCTCGACGTGCTCGCTGATGTCGGTCCACGTCCAGGTGGCCGGGTCCCCGGTCGGGTCCGCGCCGAACGCCAGCTCGGTGCGGAGCGGCAGCTTCTGGGGACGGTCGGGCCACGCCATGGGTGTCTCCTACCTGGTGCCGAGGCGCGTCACATCGCCGCCGAGGTCTGTACGGATGGACTGCTGGAGCAGCTCCAGCAGCACGCGGGATGCCCTGCCGCCGTCCGCGCGGATCACGACCGGCGCCGGAGAGGCGGCCGCGCCGGTGGCCACGGCGGCCCGGACCGCGGGCGCGTCCGGTGTTTGCACCAGCTGCTCCACTCGCTGGTCCAGGTCGCCCTGCCCCGCGTCGATACCGACCTCGACACCGGCGGGAATCCACTGGCCGATCTGGTCGGCGAACAGGCGCGAAGGCGAGCCGATGCCGAGGGCATTCTTCGCCGCCGAAAGGGCCGACGACGCCAGGCCCCGCAGCCGGCTGAACAGCGCGCCTGCGGCGTTGCTGACGCCACGCACGATGCCGTTGACGATGTCCCGGCCCACGCCGACGAAGCGCGAGCCGATCCCCCGCACGGTCGACAGGGCACTGTTCAGGGCCCCGGAGATCGAGGACTTCACGGACTGCCAGGCGCCGGAGGTCACCGACTTCACCTTCGACCAGGCGCCCGAGATCGCGGTGATGAGCCCGAGGACCGCACCGGCAGCGATCTGAACGATGGTGGCCCAGGCCAGTTTGAGGATCGCGACGACCCCGTCCCAGGCTGCCTTCGCGGCACCCTTGATGCCCTCCCAGGCTGCGGACGCCTTCGACGCGACCCAGTCGACGGCAGCGCCGGTCTGGTCCCTGATCCACTGCCAGGCTCCGCCGATGGTCGCCTTCACGGCCTCCCAGGCGGCGCTGGCCGTGGACTTGATCCACTCCCACGCCTCGCCCAACTTCACCTTCAGCCACTCGACCGCAACGCCGGTGGCCTCGGTGATCCACTGCCAGGCGGCGCGGACAGCGGCGACGATCTCGTCCCAGTAGACGATCGCCAGCACGATGATCGCGATCAGGGCGATGATGCCGAGGACCACCCACGTCATCGGGTTCGCCCAGAACGCCGCGTTGAGCAGCCACTGAATCCCGGTCCAGATCGCTGTGGCGACGCGCACCGCGATGATCGCGCCCTGGTACAGGCGCAGCGCGGCCGTCGCCCCGGCCACCGCCAGCGCGATCCCGCCGACGGCGACAACGATGCCCTTGAACGCGCCCTCGTTGTTCGACACCCAGTCGGCCACGCCCGCCAGCGCGGGCGCCAACTCCTGCGCAAGGGACATCGTCAGGTCCCGCATCGCGCCCTCGAACACCCTCGCCGGATCTGCTGCGAGCGCGTCCGTCAGCTCCTTTCCGGAGCCCGCAGTTTTGTCCATGCCGGACGCGGCGGCGGCCGTCGCCGGGTCCATCGCCCACAGGGCATCGACACCCTCACCAGCCATATCGCCGAACAGTTCGACCGCGAGGGCGGACTGCTCGGCCGGGTCCTTCACCCCCCGTAGCGCGTCGAGGGTCGCCGTGAGCGCGGCCTCGGCCGGCTCGCCGCCCTTCGCGAGGTCGGAGAGCATCTTGCTCGAGTCCAGCCCAAGCGCCTTGAAGCCCTCGGCCGCCCGGTCGGTCTCCTCGGACGTGATCCGCCCGAACTCATGGAGCACGTCCGCGGCCTGGTCGATGTCGCGCCCGCCCGCCTCGACGTACTGACTCATAAGCCCGAAGGCAGTCTTGGCATCGAGGCCGATGCGGGCGAAGTGGATGCCGTACTCGCTGACGACCGCCGGGATGTCGGCGCGCATGCTCGCGGGCAGGGACTTGGCTGCCTGCGACAGAGTGTCGAACGCCTCTGTGGCGTCGCCAGCCAGCCCGTTCTTGACCAAGTTGCCGGCTGCGGTGGCGGCCTCGCCGACGTCCCACTGGAACGTCTCCGCGAGGCCGAGCGCAGTCGTGGTGAGCTGCTGAAGCTCGGCGTCCGAGGTCGCGCCGAGGTCGGCCACCGACGAGGTCACCGCACCGACAGCCTCGGACACCTCGCCCATGCTGCCGCCGAACCCGGCGGAGAAGACCTCCCCGGAGATGGCGCCGACCCTGGCAGCCTCCGCCTCCGTCAGGCCCAGCTGGGCCGTCAACTTGGCGGTGGCCGACGAGGCGTCCATGGCCGCGGCCAGACCCACGCCCAGCGCACCGGCGATACCCACGCCGGCGGCCGTGCCGATCGGGCCCATGCGCTCCGCCGCCGCGGACGCGCGCTCCTCGAAAGAGGAGCCGAACGCGGTCCCGGCCGCCTCGCCGGCCTGCTCGCCCGCGCGGCCCGCGCCGGAGGACAGCTCGCGGCCGACCTCCGACATGATGTTGGAGCCGAAGCCCTGGAAGCTGGGGGTGATCTGCACCCATGCGGTACCGACCTGAGGTCCACCGGCCACAACGATCACCCCCCGTCTCGTCAGCTGGTTCGGGGTTTCGGTCTTGGCCGCTGGCGCCGGAGCAGGGCCCGGCCGCGGTCGATCAGTCGGTCGCGGGCCTCGCCGCGCGTCGCCTCGATCTTGCTGGGGCGCGGCAGCGGCTTCGGCGCGCTGCCCGCGTTGCTGGCCTTCTTCGACCGCTGCCAGTTCGCCACCGACAGGGCGTCGAAGTGCCCGGCGGCCAGCTCGATATCGAGCGGGTACACGCCAGACTCGCGGGACTTCGCCCACGCCAGCGCGCTGCGGGATGTCTTCGGGATGACCTGGACGAGCCGCCACAGCCGCCCCCACGTGAGGTGCGGAGCGCCGATGTCGTCCAGATCCAGCCCGAGCAGGAGGAGGTCGTGCTCGATCTCCCCGCCGTACTCACTCAGGAGGTCGGCGAGGGCGAAGATTCCCCCAGGTCGGCACCCTGAGCCTGCTTGTACTCCTCCAGCAGGAGCGCCACGTCGTCCGACCGGCCACCCGCCGCCACGAACTTCTCGTACTTCTCGGCGCCCATCAGCTCGCGGACGAAGGGGATGTCGCCGTCCTCTCGGCTACGGCGGGCCAGCTCCTTGACCCGGTCGGGCCAGAAGCCGGGCACCGGAATGACGAAGGGCTTGCCGTCGATGGTGATGGTCAGCTTGTCGCCGCCCTTGCGCTGCGCGGCGCGCTGCCGCAGCTCGGCGAGGTCGAACGTGGTCTTCCCGTGGCTCATGCGCGGTCTCTCCCTGCGCGCGGTCGTGGAATGGGAAGGGGCGCCCCCGGACCGCGCATGGCGGGGGCGCCCCGGTCAGGGGTGGATCAGGGGGTGGGGTCGGGCGTCGGGCGGATCGCCGCCGGGTTGTTGGTGACCTCGATGAGGCTGACGCCGCGGACCACGCCGTCGACCGCCATGGAGGTGACCTTGGCGAGCAGCGTCATCTCGTAGAACGTCAGCTCGCCGGCCGTGTGGCTGGTGTCGCCCATCTCGTCCACGACGAGGTTCGGGATCGCGATGCGCTTCCAGATGCCGCCGTCGACAAGGTCGAGGATGCCCGTGCGGACGTCCTCGCCGGACTGCTGCTGCACCACCGTCTTCGTGATGCCCGCCGTCGTGGTGACCACCGAGTCCGGGTACCGGAGCCCGGCCACCACCCAGTTGTCCTCCAGGGCCTGGATCTGGAGGGTATGGTCGTCCTCGGTCACCGCGGTGCGGACGATCGAGTTGCCCTGCCAGCCGCGGAAGCGCTCGACCGTGCGGTTGCGGCCCTGGGTGGGGCCGTCCTCGGACAGCCAGCCCACCTCGTAGAACTCGTCGCCGGGCGGCTGGAAGACACCGTTCTCGTCGTACACCTCGGGAATGGCGTCGAGGTCGGGCATCGGCTCCCCGGGCAGGGTCACCCACAGCCCGGAGTCGAAGCCGTACCAGGCCCTTGCGTTCGCCGTATCCTTCGCCACGGCGCACTCTCCTTCTCTTAGGTCGGGACCGCGCCGCGGACCGACAACACCACTGTCAGCAGCACCCGCGGGACATCCGAGGGTGCGTCGGGGATCAAGTTCGGACCGGCGTCCTCACCGAACTGCCGGACCGCCGGAACGTGCTGCGGCATCAGCCCGAGCTGGTATCGGGCAAGGCTGGCGATCTCCATCGCCCGCTCGTCCGTCTCCGCCCACACCTGCACGTCGAGGCGGGCGTCGTCCACCAGCGGGTTCCGCCGCGGGCCGCCCACGCGCCGCAGCACCATGAACTCGACCGGCCGCGGGCGCGGGATGCGGGAGCCGACCTGGACGTCGGTGAGCCGGTCCCGCAGGTACTGCGTGGTCAGCAGCGTGACGTCCGGCCACGCCACCACGGGCGCCGCCATCAGTCGCCCGCCGCGTCCATTGCCGAGCCGAGGAACCGGTGCTTCGCCTCCGCGTGCAGCACGCCCGGATGCCGGGCCACGACGATGCCGCGGGCACGGTCCCGGCCGACGCGGGTCGACGCCTCGATCTCGATCCGCCCCTCCTGCATGCGGGGGGCCGCCGCCTGCGCGGCCGCCCGGACCGCCTGCGCCCGCCGCTCGAGGTCCGCCCGCACCCCGCCGGAGCGGGCCAGCTCCCCGATCCCGTCGTAGTTGATCTCCACCCGCACTCGTGCGCGCGCCATGGTCAGCCCTCCATCCGCTGCATCAGCAGCTCCGTGTGAGCGAGCCGGCCGGTTGGCCCGCGCCAGCGGTCGACGTCGCCGTCGATCACCCACACCTCGCCCTGCCACTCGATCCGGTCCGTCGACTCGATGTCCGCAGAGATCGGGCCGAACAGGCGCCTCGAACGCTCGAGCCCCTCGCGGGGGATCGTCTCGGCAGCCGTCTGGCGGGCGCCCTGCACCGGCTGAACCCGCCAGCCCGGCAGAGGCGTGCGCTCGGCCGCCGCCCAGTCGCGTCGCGGATTGCCGTAGGGGTCCGTCGTCAGCGGGGCCCGCACCCGCACGATCGTGTCCCGGTGCCACCCGAAGCTCATGGCCGGTTCTCCAGCCGGTAGCGGTCCAGGACCCGGCGCTCGGCCTCCGTGAGCTGGCCGCCCGCGCCCGAGTCCGTCGAGGCGCCCGACGTGCCGTAGGAGACGGACTCGCCGCCCGCCTGCTCCGACGACACACCCACCGGGGCCGTCCGCACCCGGGCCGCGATCCCCAGCATCACGCTGCCGACCGCGCCCGGAGGCTCCATGTAGCCCGACTCCATGACGACCCGCAGCCGACGGGGGCCGTCCGGCCAGCGGCCGCACCGGTACAGCCAGCCGCCCTCCGACCAGTCCCAGCCGCCCGCCACCGGCTCCCACGCATCCGGGCCGGTCGCGGCCGGCAGGCGGGTCTCCACCGAGGACACCTCGTGCAGCATCATCGTGGGCAGGCCCGCCACAGCCCCGCCCACCGAATCCACCGTCACGATCTCCACCAGCCGAGGCCACACCCGCCAGCCGCAGTAGTCGTGCACCATCTCCGCCGCCTCGGCGAGGAGATCGTCCGCCTCCTGCTCCGTCAGGGCCTCCATGCCCGGCCGCCGCAGCAGCCGGTCCCGCAGCTCCACCAGAGCAGCCATGACGACCTCCTCGCCGAGATCAGTCCTTCGCCGGAGACTTGTTTGCTGCCCGACGCGCCTTGTTGGCGGTCGATCGCGCCTTCCTCTGTGGCTCGTCGCGCTGCTCGCCGACGAGCACGCCGCCGAGGCGTGCGGCATCGGAAGCGTTGAGCTTCATGCGCACCAACCGCCCGTCGCGCTGCACCTCGTACAGCGCGACGGGACCCGAGGTCGCCGAGCGGATACTGATGCCCGGCTCGGCGCCAGGCGTGCCACAGGAAGTGCAGTCCGCACTGCACACGGGGCAGCGGCTGGCGGCCGTCACGTGGAGATCACGCCCCGCGTTCGCAGCACGGCCAGGAGGGCGTTGAGCTGGGTGACGGCGGACGCCTCGTCGGTGGCATTGGCCACAGCCGAGGCGGTGCCGGTCAGCAGCCCAGTGTGGGTGTGGTTGCCGGCGGCGGCCTGAGTGGCGCTGGTACCCAGCGCCCGCAGGGACGGCGTGCCCGCCGCCGCGCCGGAAGGGACGGCCCCCGACGCGAGCTTCGGGCCGGTGACGGCTCCGTCCGCCAGCTGGGCCGTGCCGACGGACTCGTCGGGAAGATCACCGCCACCGCCACCGGACACGTCGGACAGGCCGGCCTCACGCAGGGCCCCTTTGTCGGGGTTGAGGTAAGCCATCACGCCTCCAGGTCGATCTCGACGAACGCGCTCGGCTGGAGCACGCCGAACGCGGCACGCATCTCGGCGAGGATCGCGACCATGTTGCGGATGAAGAAGTCCGCGTGGGAGTCGCTGACGGTGATGGACGCCTGCTCGCGGTCCCACAGCACCGCCTTGCGCCAGTCGCCGACGTACCCCGTGCCCTGCGGTACCGCCTCGGACTGGATGACGGGAAGGCTCCACAGCGGCGCCGTGCCGCCGAAGTCCATGCCCGACCCGGAGGGGCCACCGAAGTAGTAGCGCCCCTCGTTGTCCTGGAGCAGATCCAGGGCCTCGACGTCGTAGGGGTTCAGGACGTACCCGGTGGGCACCGACCGTCCCACGGTCCGCACCAGCGTCTTGGCCTTGCGGGTGGTGGTCAGGAGGTCCGTGTCCCACGCCTGCGACTGGATGCCGCTCACGTTGGCGAGGCCCTCGAAGTTCTCGCCGGTACCGTCACCGGCGATCATCTGGTCTTCGAGTTCCTCCTCCAGCCCGTACTGGAGGAAGGCGTCGATGAGGGTGCGGATCTGCGCCGCGTCCGACAGGGCCCGCTTGGTGACGGGAATCCAGTGCGCGATGGTGCGCACCGGGGTCGTCACCCGCGCCGCGGACAGGCTGGACTCGGGCTTGACGCCGGAAGCGCCGGCCGTGGCCGTCGCCTCAGGCACCGGGGCAGCGTTGTTGGTGACGCCGGTCATCCGCACGTACTCGACGGTGTCGGACGTCGTCGTGCCGTTGGTGACCAGGTCGCGCAGCACCAGCGGACGCTGGAACAGGTCCAGGCCGCCCTGGATGCCCCGGTAGTCGTCGCGGACGAAGGCGCCTGCGGAGGTGTCGGATCCGCCGGTGACCAGGTCCTTCTGGCCGCCCGCTCCCACCAGTCGCTCGAAGCCGACGGGGCGGCTCTGCACGCGGTGGTCCTTGCCGAAGACGCCGTTCGGGGCGCTGGCGAGGAGGTCCTTGTACTCGCGGGAGCCGGTGAAGTGCTCGCCGAGCGACTTGCCGTCCGGCACGATCAGGCCGGACGGAGTGCGCCGAGCGGCCTTCTCGCCCTTCTCGACCAGACCGACACCGTCCCCGAGGTCGGCGATCGCCGAGCGCATCTTCTCGTCGGCCTTGGCCTGGTCGAGCTTCTTCTTCAGCTCGCCGGCCTCCGTCATCTTGGCCTGAATCTCGGCCCGCTCGGCGTCGGTGAAGTCGCGGTCGCCGTCCTTCTCGGCCCGGTCCGCGATGTCGCGAGCGGCACCGAGGGCCGCCTTGACCTGTGCGACGAGTTCGTCGGTCTTGGTGTTCGTGGTCGTCATCTCTCCTCATTCCGTGAGCAGGGAGACCTCGGCATCGAGCAGCGCGAGGTCGGCGCGCAGACGGGGCGAGGCGGAATCCGACCGGGCCGCGCGGCTCTCCTTGGCCCCGGAGGGCTCCTCGGAGACGGGCGGCGAGGCGGGCGTGGCCTTCTCGTCGTCGCTTTCAGTGGTGACTGCGGACAACACCTCGTCGATGTCATCCGCGGCCTGCCGCAGCGCGTCGCGTGCGGACTTCAGGGTGGTCTCGTTCTTCGCGGACAAAGCACGGCCCGCCTTCGCTCCGAGTGCTGTTTCCACAGCGGTACGGATGGCGGCGGCGTCCGCCGGCGTGGCGCCTTCCACGGCGACGCGCAGGGGGCGGTCTCCGGACTTCACGTCCAGCAGCTCGGTGGCCTGGTTCGCGCCGATCAGCGTGGGGCCGACCTCGTAGAGCTTGAGGCGGCGCAGTTCGTAGTAGGACTCGCCGGCCTTCTGGTCGACCCACGAGCCTTCGGTGACGTCGTAGGCGAAGCTGAACTGGGTGACTCGTCGGCCTTTGAGCAGGCGGTACACCTGGGCGGCCTTCGGCGCGTCGAGGTCGATGCGGGCCCGCACCCACAGGCCCTCCGCCCGCTCCTCCGCCTCCAGCACCTCGCCGATGTGGTAGTCCGGATCGTGGGACATGTGGGACCACAGCACGGGGATCGGGTCCCCGCGCCCCTTCCACTCAGCGAGGGTCTCCGCGAACGCGCCAGGCGTGATGCGGTCCCCGACCGAGTCCGTGTTGTACGCGGCGACGATGGCCTCGAAGACGCCGTCCTCGGTGCCTTCGTGCTCCCCGGCGGCCTTCACCTGCACGGGGCAGGACTTGATGCGCATGGTTCTCCTTCGCCCCATCGGGCAGGGTCGGCCCACTCGGGCGCAGGTCAGTCGATGTCGAAGCTGATGTCGACGGCGCACTTGCAGCCCGCCCGCTCATCCGCATCCAGCACGGAATCGGCAGGCCAGCGGGCGCCGTTGGAGAAGGTGGCGTCCAGGTCGACGGTCTCGCCGTCCATCCGCCGGTGTGCGCTGCGCGGGTTCGTGGACCGAACCCGCCAGGTCTTGACCGCAGACCGCCCAGTGCTTCGGGCGGCTTCGGTCGTGCCAAAGCCAGACATGGCAGTGACCTCCGCCAGGGCGAGCGAGGTGACGCGCTGCCCGATCGCCACGGCGAACACCGACTCCACAGCTTCTTGGATGCCGTCGTCCGGACCGTCAAGGGCGGCCGCGACCTGCTCCTCCGTGGCGGCCGTCACCGATTCGGCGACAGCCTCTCCGTGGGCGGCCAGCCACGCCAGCGTCGCCTCCTCCGAGTACGACTCCGGATCTGCCTCCAGCGCAGCCAGTGCCTCCAGCGCAGCCGCCGAAGACGTGGCCAATCCGAGCCGGTAAAGGTCAGCGGCCAACTCGGCCGCCCACCGGTCCCGGTCGAAAACCTCGGCCACCGCGACCTTCTGCCCAGCCTTCCGCCGCTTCGCCGCGCCGAGCTGAGACAACACCGACCGCTGCTGGCGCTCAAAGTGCGCCCGCAACGTGTCCTCGTACCGCTCCTCGAACCCATCCGCGCGAGCCTTCGCCAACGGCACGACGCGGGAGGCCAAGGACGGCCCCGGAGGCGGCGCGGAATCCCGCGGAGACGCCTGGCCGCCAGCCGTCACGTTCAGCGGGACGATCAGCTCGTCCCCGCCATCGATCTGCGGCAGGTTGTTCCGCCCCCGGATCTCGTTCCGCGTCATCCACGGGCCGCCCGCAGCAGTGCTTGCTGCGGCAGCCTGTTCCTCGAACGAGCCGGCCATCTTCGCGGCGATGTTGAACTCGACATACACGTCGTCGCTGTCAGGCAGGTCGGGGAGGAGTTGAAGCTCCAGCTCCTCACTCAGCCACGTCAACCACGGCCCCAGCGTGTCCTGGTACAACTGCCGGTGCTGCTCGCGGATGTTGGAGTAGGTCGCGTGGTCGAGGATCCCGACCATCGGCAGCGGGATGTGGTACGCCGATGCGACCTCCTCCCGGGTCAGCTTGCGCGCCTCCAGGTACTGGGCCTGCTCCGGGGTCATCCCGCCCTGATGCCACTCCATCCCGTCTTCCAGGATGGGCGTGCCGCCCGCCGCTCCCCCCTCGCCCGTGTACAGGCCACGCCAGTCGGTACGGAACCGCTCACGCGCCTTGTCCGACCAGTCCCGGGCGTCCGGTGGGCGCGAGATCCAGCCTGAGATGCGCGCACCGTTGCGCCACAGCTGCTCCCGATACCGCTCGCTCTGATATCCCTCGGCGAGAATCCCGCGCAGCGTCTCCATCGGCGACACGCCTTCGCGATCCGAGTCCGGGTTGTAACCACGGAAGTACACCGCCCGGTCGCGGGGGATCACGAACTTCCCCGACGACCCGCTGACCTCGAATCCGCCCGGCTCCAGCCAGGTGCCGTCCACCGGCCGAACCTTGGACGGCGGCAGGCGCACCAGGCCGCCGACATCGTTACCGGCATCCTGCGGCCGAATGCGCGCCCACACAGCCATGTCGTAGGTCGCGATGTCCTGCACCAGGGCGTTGACCATCCGGTACCGCGTCGTCATGGGATTCGGGCGGGCCAACAGCCGGGCGAGGGGGTGATCAGTCAACCGCTCGCGGTCCGTGTCCGACACTCGGCGGTAGACATGCAGGCCGAGCTGCGCGATGTTCCGACCCAGGAAGTCCACCACCGTGCGGACATGCGGTTGCGACCGGTAGATCGCCGATGGCGACACCGACACGCCATCAGCCAGCTGCACTTGCGGCAGCACGACAGGGCCTGGTCGGTTATCGATCTGAGCCAGCTGGCCGGCGCTCACTGCCCACGGCACGCGATCACCTCACAGCCTGTACGAAAAGCACCCGAGACCGCTCCACGACCAGCTCGCCGTCCATCCGCATCGGGTCCGATCCCGGCGAAAGCAGCGTCGCGTCGGCCACCACCAGCAACGTTCGGTAGCGCCGCAGCAGCACACCATCCAGCGCCGAACCGTCAGCGAGGTTCACGATGACGCGGCGACGCACGACCACCCGAGCCTCGGACACGTACAGCCCAACAGCAGCAATCGCAGCAGCCAGCACCAGCCCTACGGCGAGACACAAGGCGACGATCACACGACCTCCAGTCCTCGGTCCTCGTAGGGCGATGGGCCCTCGACCGGCGCGGCATGCCGCGCCCGATCCAGCGCCATGATCAGCGCCACCACGCCATCGATCTTGTCGGCGGAGTGCTTCTTGTCCGGCTTCACGTTCTCGGACGGATCCTTCGCCACGGCAAGGTTGTCGATCTGCCAGCGCATCGCTGGATTCCCCCCGTGGCGGAGCATCGGTCGCTGCGGCGTGCCCTGCCGCAGCAAGCGGGACAGCTCCTTCAGGGGCGGCGACATGCTGCGGTACCCCTGTCGGAACTCCACCAACGGCGCCCCATCGCTCAGCAGGTCCGAAACAAGCTGAGTGCTGTTCCACGGGTCGTAGGCGATCTCCTGAAGCGAGTACGTCTCCCGATCCCGGTTGATCGCCTGCCGGATGTGGTCGTAGTCCATGACCTCGCCCGGCGTCACCGTCAGCCACCCCTCACGCACCCACACATCCGCCGCCCCCGCCGTGCGGTCGCGCAGCTTCGGCAGGTTCGCGTCCGGCGTCCACAGCCTCCACAGCGCCTGATAACCCTCGGACTCTTCGTCGGGGAACAGCAGGCACAGGGCAGACAGGTCGCTCGTCGCTGCGAGGTCCAGGCCGCCGTAGCATGCTCGGCCCGCCAGCTTTATGGCGTCCACCATCCCGGCGTTCCGGTCCCACTCCGAGAGCGAGATGAACTTCGACTCCTGCTTCGTGCGGATGCCAAGCCGCAGCCGCAGGAAGGAGGCCAGCTCCAACGGGTTCTGCCGGGCCTTGGCCGCGGCCTTCTCCATCGACTCCATCGTCGGCGAGTCGCCAGCCGCCAGGCCAGGGTTGGCCTTCAGCCAGGTCTCCGGGGCGAACGGGTCGTCACCCCGCCCCGCAGCGAACACCACGCCGTAGAACGTCGGATCGACCAGCGCGCCGCGGGCCAGCTTCTCGCAGTACTCGCGGATCTCCGCATACGGCGTGAACGGCGAGCCCGCGTCCGCCGTCGTGGCGTACATGATGAGCGGCTGCTCGCGGGCACCCGTGCCCGTCTCCACCGCCTCGATCAGATCCCTGCTCTTGTGCAGGTGCACCTCGTCCACGAACGCGGCGTGCGGCGAGGTGCCGTGCATCGCCTCGCCGGCCGAAGACATCACCGAGAAGTACGAGCCGGACCGGGGGTGAAGGATCTTGTCCTTCATCGGCTTCACGTGACCCTTGAGGTCCGGGGCGTGCGCCGCCAGCAGGCGGACCGGGTCGAAGCAGAGCCTCGCCTGATCCTTGCGGGTCGCCAGCGCGTACACCTGCGCCCCGGCCTCACCGTCAGCGCACGTCAGGTAGATGCACTGCCCGCCGCCGATCGTCGTCTTCGCGTTCTTCCGGGGGATGTCCAGGTACTGGGTCTGAATGATCCGCGCCGTCCGGCCGTCCTCCGTCGGCCGCACCCACCCGTAGGTCGGGCCGATCAGGTACGCGATCTGCCAGGACCGCAACAGGATCGGGCGTCCACTCCATTTCCCCTGCGTATGCCGCAGGCGAGCGAACGCATCCACCACCCGATCAACCCTCAGCGGGTCAAAGTACGCGCCTGCCACATCGCGCGGCTCTGGAGTCTTGTGCTGCGGCGGGCAGTTCGGCAGCTCGTAGCCGCGCGACAGGAGGTAGTGGGCAACCTCAGGGGACAGCTTGAGGCGATCGAGGGTCCTCTTGCCGGGGAGCTTCATAGAGACCCACCCCCGGCCGCGACTCCAGATAGGCGGCCGCCTGCCGGAGACGAGTCGGGCTATCCGACAAGAGCCCGATGGCGGTATTGCAGTTGCCGCACAGGATGCCCCGCACGCACGAACCGCACGTGTTGCGGCTCGTTGGACAGCAACGCCGGTCGTGGTCTGTGTGCCAACCCTGCGCTCCAGGATCAGAGCTGGTGCAGGATGCGCATCGCCCGCCCTGCGCTTCGAAGAGGGCGTCCCACTGGACCGCAGTCATGCGGTAGTGGGAGAACGTCCGGCAGCGAGCGCACACACTCTGTCGCAAGTAGAAGGCGTCGACCTCGAGCCACTGCTCGCAGGAGAAGCAGAACCGCCTTCCGCTGTCATCGCTTAGGTTCTTACGCCGGACCCGAAACGGAACGTTCGGGGAAGCGCTGCCTGTCCGGCGACGCCGGTCGTTGTGTGGTCCGCAAAGGCCGTGGGCGTAGTGCTTCCGGCCGCAGCCATCAATGCTGCAAAGCTGGCGCTGCCCCCTCACAGGAACCTCGGCGAGCACGTCCCCCAGTCGGCGACGTCGCTCGTAGTGCGCACTGCACAGGCTGGGCTTCTTGGTCCTGCTGCGATTCAGGCAGCCAGTCACCGTGCAGGCAGGACGGACCGCGTTAGACTTCTCCATGTCAGCCTCTCACCAGGTTGGCCACGCCCCGGGGGTGTTACAGCACCCGCCGGGGCCCTCGATTTTACGCGAAGGGGTTGACCTCCGTCTGCTCGTCCTTCGCCGGCATCCGCGCCCGGGCGGCGAACGACATCCCCAGCTGCTTGGCGTACTCCAGGAACAGCTGGGACTGCGACCGCATCTCCGCGCCGGCCGGGTTCTTCTTCGCCGTCCCGCCGTGCGCCGGATCGTCCAGCACCACCTCGCCGACCTGAAGCGCGTTGCCCGCCTTCCGGGCCGCGAGGAAGTGACGGATCGCCAGCTCCACCGTCGGGCCATCAGCCCTGGTCAGGAGCCCGGCCCGGTCCAGCTCGGGGACGATTGCGTCCCACAGCGCCACCATCTCCGGGTCGTCCGGGAAGCCGGGCGGCCGAGGAGGCGCCGACGCGTCCACACGCTCGGCGACGGTGCCCGCCGCAGCGCCCGGATCGGGCACCGCCTGGAGGTGCTTGGGGATCTTGAGGGGGCCACGTACACCCACCACCATCACCTCCCTTACAGGCTGTCACAAAAGGGGATAACTGGCGTGGGAAAAGTTTTCACCACCTGGGCGGTCCCCGGTATGTCCGTTTTGCGCGATGCGGACGCCCCTACCCCCAGTGACCTGCACCTACGTGCGCCACCCACCGGGCGAGGACCGTGCCGTGTGCCTGTTGTGGCACCCTTCGCACAGCCCGCGCCCGTGCTGCGGGTCGTTGGGGTCCTCACCGTCCGTGACTAGCTGCCGCCGGGTCCGGGGCCAGTGGTCGGCCACGGTGGACAACTCGTCGCAGTCGCCTGCCGCATGGAGCGGCCGGCCTGCCCGCTGGCAGTCCTGGTCGCATCGACACACGGGATCACGCGCGAGGATGGCGGACCGGAAGCGCCCTCGGTGATGGCGCCCGTACCCGCGCTGGTGGGCCGTGCCGCGCCTCCGGTCTACCTCCCGGGCCTCCCGGGGGGTGCACATCGGGCAGGGGGCTCCTGCGGGGACTACCGCCCGGCAGGACATGCAGACGCGTGGGGGTCGACCGGGCATGGTCACCCCCGGGGTATGCGTGAGGCCCGGCCGTCGCACGGTCCGGACCTCGGGGTGGGGCAGGACTACTCGCCTTCGGCGATCTCCTGGGCCTTGGCGGTCATCTCGGCCTTGGCGTCCTTGTCGGTGGGGTGCTTGTCCCACCAGAGGAGCATGAACCGCCCGGCCTGGACGGTCTCCTGGCTACGCCCCATGGTCTTCGCCCAATGGGCGGCGGCCTTCTCGGTCTTCAGCTCGTACACGGACACGGGGTCGGTGGTGATGAGCTGTCGACAGTCGTTGGGGTGGTCCTTGCCGGTGTCGCAGCTGCCGGTGTTGTCCCGCGGGTTGGCCAGCGGGTAGAGGTCGGTGAGCTGGTCCACCATGCCCTGCGCGCTGAGCGACGGCGTCTTGCTGGGCTTGTTCTCGGCTGTGGACTCCTCGTCGCCGCCACCGCAGGCGGTGAGCAGGGCGAGGCCGGCGAGGGTGCCGAGGATGGTCGTTCGTGTGCGCATGGGTCCCCCTGGGGCTGGCTGCTGACGAGGCAGTATCGCCCGCGCCTGCGCGCCGTGGGGGTGGTGTGGCTGTCCTGTGACGGAACCGTGCGCCCCTGCGGCCGTCAGGCCGAGCGTGCGGCGAGGGCGGCCTCGATGTCGGCAAGGTCGGGACGCCGCTGCCAGCTGCCGACGCGAACGACTACGGGTCGCCGTAGTCCGTGGAGGGTGGCCGGGTTGGACGCGTAGATGACGTCGCGCGGCTGGAGTCCGGTCGCGCGGCAGTACTGCTGTGCCTCGGCGGAGGTTCCTGCGATGAGCACGATGGGTGCAGTGCTCACGTGGCCCCCTCGGCGTCGTTCTCGGCGCGGATACTGACGCGGCGGGCGAAGAGCGTGAGGGTGACACGGACGAGCTCGTCACCGCGGGTGCTCATCTCGTGGACGATGACCGGATCGTCGGCGGACGCCAGGAGCGACTGGCCATTGATTCGGACGTCGTTGGGGACGATGACGCTCCGACCGGGCTCGTCGCCGGTGGTGGCGCCCCTCTCGATGATCTCGATGACGGCGCCGCTCGGCCGTGCTTGCTTGCCAGTCAGGACGCCCTCCAGCTCCTCGGTGGGCAGTTGGTAGCTGTCCACGATGGGCTCCCGTCGTCAGGCGGTGGGCTATCGCCGGGGCCCTGGATGGAGTCGACCGCAGTGGCACTCGGGCCGTCGGCGCTGGGCGCGGTCGGAGCGGTGGTGAACCCGCAGGCGGTGGAGCAGGCGCGAGAGCATCAGGCGACTTCCTGTCGTCAGGCGGCGCGGGGCGCCCGCTGGGGCGTCGGCCGGTAGCTGGGGGCGAGGGCGGCGATCTCGGGGAGGGCATACATGGTGCGCTGCCCGTGCCCGAGCCCGTTGGGCCGGCCGTCGCCGGAGAACTTGCGGATGCGTCCGCGCCGGGCCCACTGCCGGATCACCTGCCCGGGGACGCCGGTCCTGCGGGTGGCCTCGTCGGCGTAGACGAGGTCGCTGGGGTGCATCTCGACGAGGCGCATGGTCCACCTCCGGAAACACGAAAGCCCCCGCTCGGCGGGGGCTCGGTAGTCGGTTTCGGGCATGGATCGGTCCCGAGGCAGGCAGTGTGACATACGGGTGATCGAGTCGGCAAGCGGGGCGCATGGGGCGGGCGTTGACGCCACACTGAGCCCGTGACCCGCTACGCCGTCCTCGCCGAGTCCCCGGAGGAGTGCGCCGCCGGCCTGGCCCGCCTGTGCGAGGCGCTCGGCCTGGAGCCGTCAGTCGGCCCGGTGCGGCTGACGGACGGCCGGTGGATCGCCCGCGCGGTCACCCCGGCGCCGGACGTGCGCGGGACGCTTACCTCTGCTGCGGCCGCCCGGTAACGCGAGCGGGCCCGCCGCGACGGGGGATGCGCGGCGGGCCCGGGGGCAGTGTGGCAGGTGCGGGGTGGTCAGCGGCGGTCCTTCTTCGACTTGCCGGGGACCGGCTTCTCGGTCGGCTTGAGCCAGCCGCCGCGGGACGCCTGGTAGGTCGTCTCGAACTTCTTCTTGTCCTCGTCGGACTGGGTGAGTTCGGAGAGCTGGATCGACTTGCGGAAGAGGCCCATGATGGGTGCTCCGTCTCTAATCGGGATGGGCCCGGGGCGGCCGTCCGCCTGGCAGCTGTGCGGCCGCTCCGGGGGTTACGCCACGCGGTGGTGGCGGTGGGTCTCGGCCGGGTCGCGGATGATCAACATCCCCTCTCGGCGTTCGACGGTCGGGGCGTTGTTGCTGTTGTTGTTGCTGGTCAGGGGGCTCGCTACGACGGCCTCCGGGGTCCCCTCTCCGCTCGGGGAGAGGGGCGGGATGTGCTCGGCCTTCACGCCGGTGCTGGGCTTCCCGCCCATACGGCAGGCCCCGGTGGTGGGGATGCCGGCCGCCTTGAGCCCGGCCCGGACGCGCTCGGCGGGCACCCCGAGGTGGGTGGCGACGGCGGCCGTGTGGGCGTGCGGATCAGCCACCGCGTGGAGGGCCACGGCCAGCTCCTCGCGGGTGGGCAGCGGGGCCTCGGCGGGGACCGCTTCCGACCCCTCATCGGCGGCCTCTTCCGCACCCTCGACGGGGGTCTCGCCGGCCTCTTCCTCGCCCCTCTCGACGGGGGCCGGGCGACCGGCCCGCCAGGCGGTGGCGAGCCCCACTGCGGCGGCCACCCACATCAGGCTCGGGGTGGCCCGGACGGCGCGGGCGAGGAGGTAGATGCCGAGGGCGATGAGGGCGGCCCGGGCGATGGTGCCGAGGTGCGCGGCGAGGCCGGTGAGGTCGTCGCGGTGGCCACGGCGCACCCAGGCGACGGCCCGGCGGGCGAGGGCGGGCCCGAGGCGGGCGGCGCCGCGGGCGAGGCGGTCGGCGGCGGGGCGGAGGCGGCTCACAGGATGCCCGCCCCTTCGACGGCCATCCGCAGGTATCCGCCGCCCTGGTTGAGGGTGTCGGGCAGCCAGGACAGGAGCGAGGCGACGCCCGCGGTGAGGCACAGGGTGGCACCGACGAAGGCGCCGCCGGCGACCCGCTTCCGCTCGGCCTTCCCAGCGGCTCGCCAGGCGAGGATGACGCCGACGGTGAGCAGCAGCACGAGGACCGCACCTTCGGGGGTGAGGTCGCCGAGGGTGCCGCGGGCCAGGGGCTGAGCGGCTCCGGAGCCGGTCACTCCGAGGGTGGCCTTGCTCCCGCCCTGGTTGGCGGCGGTGGCGGCGCATCCGGCGAGCCAGCCGAGGAGTCCCCCGGCGCAGACGGTGGAGACGGCGCCGAGGATGAAGCCCTGCCCGAACGGCAGGAGCTGCTTGGCCTCGCGCGATCCCTTCCACCAGGGCCGGAAGTTGGCCCAGAAGATCGCCAGGGAGAGGGCGAGGCCGGCGAGGGTGAGTCCGGTGGTCATCGTGGCACTCCGGTGAGCAGGTAGACGAGGTCGTAGGGGTCGAGGACGCCGAGCGCCCCGACGAAGGCGACGGTGAAGCCGAAGCGACCGGCCCAGCGGCCGCGCCGGTTGATGGCCCAGGTGATGCCGAGGGCGGCTGCGGCGAGAAGGTAGGCGGGGAGGAGCCCGGCCTCGGTGCGGGCGTCGTGGAGGGTGGCGGCCCAGGCCCCGGCGGGGCTGGTGCCGTTCAGCCACGGCGCGAGGGCAGCGAGGACGGCGGAGAGCAGTTTCCAGTCGGTGCAGCGGTCCCACAGCCAGTCCACAACCCGCTGGGTGCGAGTGGGCGGCGGGGGCTCCTCGACGGGCGTGAGGTCGACGGTGACGTGGACCTGGATGGGCGGGGGCGGGTCGGAAGGCGCCGCCGGGGCCGGAGCCCGGGGCGAGGGCGGGGCGGGGGCCTTCCGCTGGTGCCACCAGGGCGGCTCCTCGTCGGGGTCCGGCGGGCGGGGCGGCAGCGGGGCGCCGGCGGGGATGACCCGGGTCGGCGTGATCGGCCGCGAGGTGTCGGTCACGAGGTACTCCAGATGGCGGCGATGTACACGGCGGCCGCACCGAGGAGGGCGACGGTCCGGAAGGCGGGGAGGAGGTGGGCTCCGGGCTCCCCCGGCGCCAGGGCGATGAGCGCCCCGGCGGCCAGGAGGGCGATGAGCGGCCAGACGATGAGGGCGAGGATCATGCGGGCACCTCGGCGTTGAGGAGGTCTCGGAGGTGCTGGGCTCGGGACTGGCCGACGCCCAGTTCGGCCTTGAGTACGCGTACTCCGGCGGGCCTTCCGTGCTCGTCCCGGGTACGGGCGTCGATCTTGCGGGCCTCGTCGAGGAGCGGGTCGGGTACGGGGTGTACCTCGTCGTCGGGTACGGCGCCGGGTACGTCCTCGACGGTGGGCCGCTGGTGCTCCTGCTCGACGTCGGGGTCCGGGGCGGGGGCATCGTCGAGGCGGACGTGTACCTGGGTACGGCGCTGCCTGGCGGCGAGGGCTCCGGCGGGTACGCGTGCGTGCTCGCCGGGGTGCACCTCGGGGTGTACCTGGGCGGGTTCCTGCTGGTCGGCGTCGGGTACGGCGTCGATCTCGGGTACGGCGGGTGTGGGCCGGAGGGCGGGCGGGTTGCCCGCGCCGGTGGCGACGCGCGCCATGGTCTCGGTGACGGGTACGCCGTACTCGGTGCACAGCGAGGCGAGTTCGGCGGGGGTGACTCCGGGGTGGGCTGCCTGTACCTGGCGGACGGCGGCGAGGGGCTCCATGGCGCGGAGTTGGGCGCCGGTGATGCCGAGCGGGGTACGGACGGGGTACGCCTCGTCGGGTACGTCTGCGACCCACGGGACGGGTACGGGTACGGTCCGCAGGGCTTCCGCGTTGCGGCGGCCGGCGAGGTCCCGCATGAGCAGGTGCTGCTGCTGGCCGTCGATGGCGGCGCGGGAGCGGGTGACGGCGACGCCGAGGCGGTGTCGGCCCCAGGGGCCGAGCCGGCGGCGGGAGGCGAGGCGGACGGCGGTGGCGCGGGCCCGGTCGCGGGTGATCTGTTCGGCATCACGGTCGCGGACGGCGAGCCCGAGGCGGGACAGGAGCCGCTCGCGCAGTTCGCGGCCGATGATGGCGGGAAGGCCGGTGGACAGTGCTTCGGGCCGGACGGTGCGGATCTCCAGGCCCATGGCGAGGTGCCAGAGGAGCCCGCTCATGACGGGGCCGAAGACGGCGCGGATCAGGCCGCCCCAGAACCCGGACTCGGAGAAGGCGGGGACGATCTGTACGCCGGTAATGACCCAGACGAGGACGCCGGGGATGCCGGCGGTGCCGGCGGTGGCGTCGGTGGCGGTGGCCGTCTTGTTGGCGCGGGCCATGACGGCGCAGGCGAGGAGGGCGATCTCCCCGGCCGCGAACATGACGATTCGTTCTTCGATCCGGTCCATGCCGAGGTGGCTCTCGGCGAACCGCCAGGACGTGTCGGCGGTGTAGGCGGTGCAGACGACCGCTCCGGCCCCGGCGACGAGGACGGAGCCGGGCGGCCAGTCGAGCGCGCGCAGGCGCCGGACCGCGGCCCACAGGCCGATCCCGGCGATGGCCAGCAGCGCGGCGGCAGTGCCGACGGCGGGCCAGGGGTTGTCCGTGACCCACCGGATGACGGTGGTGGTGTTCATCGAGCCTTCCAGGCGAGGGCGGCGAGAGCGCCGCAGGTGATGGCGGGGGCGGGCTGGCGGGTGGCGACCGCGAGCAGGGCGAGGGTGGTGAGGCCCCAGCGGGCGAGCGGGGTGCGGAGGTGGCGCATCAGATGTGCTCGGCGGCGGCCCGGGCCTGGGTGGCAAGCCGTCGGGCGCTCGGGCTGTCGTGGGCGTCCTCGGTGGCGGCGGCCTGCTGGTAGAGGCTGGCGGCGGCGGTAGCGCCGAGCAGGCGGTAGGTGGCGGCGATGGCCCGGTAGGCGGCGGCGCGGGCGGTGCTGTCCATGTGGCCCTCCAGGGGCGGGAAGGTGGCCGGGCCCGCCCAGGGGATGGAAACGGGCCCGGCCGGTCTGCGGAGTGGTAGCGGATCAGGCGTCGTCGGAGGCGAGCCCGTGGCGGCGCTCCCACTCACGGATGCAGGCCTGAACCATCTGCCGGGTGACGGGGTCCGGGTCGCCCTGGTGCTGCTCGATGGATTCGGCCAGCTCGTCGTCGGTGAAGTTCGACACGGTCTTGTTCGGCCAGGTGGACATGGAGGCCCCTTGGTTCGAGGTAAATGCGGGTGGTGGGCTCAGAGGCCCTGGCGGGCGCGCCGCGCGGCGTCGGCCCGGGCGAGGGCGGCACGGCCCTCGGCGGCGACGCGGTAGTCGATGGCGCACTGCTCGTGCGTGGTCGGCTGGCCGAAGATCGGGTTCTCGCGCGGCGTCACGTCGGCCGGCTCGGGCTCGGGCTGGTCGCTCATCGCCGGGCCCCCTGGGTCGCGAGCCAGTCGGCGCGGGCGGTGCGGAGGATCGCGGCGACCCGTCCGACGCGGGCCGGGACCGGCTGGTCGACGGGGGTGGCGAGGTCGTCGGCGACGCGGCGCAGCAGCAGGGCGTACTCGCCGCGGGTCGTGTCTCGCTCGATGACGGGCATGGCGGCGAGCAGGGCCCGGTGCTGCGGGTGCTCAGCTCCGGTGAGGTCGCGGGCGAGAGTCATCCGGCCGGCCTCGGCGATCGACCAGGTGGGCCGCTCACGGCTGAGCAGGTCGGCGGCGGTGATGACGAGGACGCGGATCTCGGCGGTGCCGATGGGCTGCCGTAAGGCTTCGCCCTGCTGGGTGGGGTATGTAGGCTCCATGTGGGCCTGCTCCTTTGTCGCGATTGTGGGTGGGTCCGGCCCCCGGTCACATGGCGTTCCAGCGCCGACCGGGGGCCTTCGTTGTTCATCCAGATCGAGGAGTGCTCGACCCGACGAGCCAAACCCTAGGGCTTGCCTAGGGGGTAACGCAAGCCCTAGGGTTTGTGTTGTCCGGTCGAGCTCTCGGGCAGGAAGGAGAGCCCGGCATGACGGACCAACCCAAGGAGGTGAAGAGGCTCTTGGAAGCTCTCGCGGCGTTCGAAGCCATCGAGGACCCGGCGCAGCGGACCACGGCCGTCTCCCAGGCGCTCAGGGACTGGCCCACGTACCACGCCCAACTGCGCGAGCTGCGCCAGGCCAGCGTGCGCGAGCTGCGGGACGAGCAGAAGAAGACGTGGCCAGAGATCGCCAGCATCATCGGCGAGGTCACGCCGGAGCGAGCCCAGCAGATCGGAAAGGGGCTGCGCGGATCGAAGCGGCCACCGAAGAAGGACGGCGGAACGCCCGCCGAGTAGCAAGACGGCCGGGCGGTCTGTCCACCGCCCGGCCGAGAAGCGCATGCTCCCGCAAGAGAAAGGCGCTCCCGTGAGCGTATCGAATCAGCGCCGTGCAGCCGTCTACCGCCTGTTCAGCGCGGACGGAACCCTGCTGTACATCGGCTCGTCCTACACCCCCGACCGGAGGTGCGCGGTGCACCGCCGAAAGTCGTGGTGGCCTCTGGTTGCCCGGCGCGAGGAGGAGTGGCACCCGAACCGCTCGGCCGCCTACACCGCAGAGTCCCACGCCATCAGGGCCGAGGCGCCCCTCCATAACCGCATGTGCAAAACGGACTACGAAGCCCCGGCCACCCCTGCCGTTCTCCGGCGGATCGCCGACAATCGCATCCGGGGAAAGGTCAGCGGAGAGGCGGCGCGAGTGCAGTGGCGCGCCATCCATAAGGCGAGCGACGCCGGGCACGGATGGGCTGAGGCCCAGCGGCAGGGTGAGCTCGCCTGGATCGAGCACATCGAGGCTTCCGGCCTGTTCCCTGGGTGGGCGGCTCGTCGGCGACGCTCCTACGAGGACCGCTACGGAGCGGTCGCGGGATAA